CCCCTGACAATATCCTTTTTCAATGTTTTTGATGGACCAACAACGGCATAGGGTTCCCCTGCACCTTTTTTGGTAACACCTTTTTTTGTGGTGTAGGATCTGCGTAGCAAGCCGGTTCTGCCGTATGCTTTGCGTTGTTTTTTTTTCTTTCGCGGTGTTTTGGGTGCCAGCTGTCTTGCTTTGGATGCGATGATCTTTCCGCCCTGGTATAGTGCGGATGCGATCCCTTTTTTGGTGTCCCTATCCGATGCGGTGTTAAGGAATTGCCTTACCGCAGTCATAATCTGTGTGCTAAATTCTGGTGTGTTGATCTTAATCATTGTGGGATTCCGCCTTCCATGGAAATAGCTTCCTGGCAGGTTAGCCCCGTTGCGATGTTTGTTTCATCCAGGTTTCTGACACCTTGGATGTTAAGGATTCTGGAACCAAATAGGACGCGATGGTTTGGTTGCACATCTGTTCTGTGACGGATTAAAACTGCATGTGTGGTGCTAGTGTTTAACTGTAACCCGTTAATCGATTCGCTACTTGATGTTGGCGTAATTTGCGCCCAAACGGTTGCGTATGTTGTCCATGACCTGTCAGGCTTACCGTAGATGTCAATGTAATCGGTATAGGATTGTAAGTCGATCCTGTGCCTTAGGTCGCCTATTTTCATCCGTAGGCTCCCCACATGTATTTGGATGCTACGGATTGGTAGGCCAAAGGAACTTCATTACCACCAGTAGGACCAACGGCTTGGCGGTTTTCGTACCAATGGGCTGTCAACAATCGGATTGCCGCATTGATGGATTCTGGAATCGTAGTGGTTTCCGCCACATAGGTTACCGTTACGGCACCAGGGTAATTATCTGGTGTGGGAAGATTTGCGGTATCCTTAAATGCGATTAGTGGTTTGGTTTCTGTTTGTCCTGAAATGGTAATGTAATCGCTTGCCGATATGGTCGAAACGCCAGCCAATGTTCTGACGGTTACCGATGTGACAGAAGTAACCGGTCCTTTTTCGAGGAATATCACGCGGGAATCAGGCAAGGAATCCAACCTTTGGACAATGGACCTCGAGGATAAAACGCGCCTGGTGGATTGCTCAAAATGATCAATTGCACCAGCCAGAAGGGATGTTATAAGTGCATCCTCTGTGGTGGTGTCAACACGCAAATGCAATTTGACATCGGCCAATGTGGGCAATGCCATTAGCGGGTTTCCTTTGCCCTGGTTTTAGGCTTAGGGGATTCTGGTGTCTCTGGTGTGGCATTGCTTGCCACAGGGACAAAGATACCAGCCTCGACCATCCTAGGGCCTTCAATTGGGCACCATTCAATTTGGTCACCAGGACGCAAACAAATTTCCTCACCTGTGAGGGGATTGGTCCCAACCAATGATTGCTGTACCTGGTATTTCATTTCACACCTCATTCAAAATAATTCAAAAATAGGATACCCAATTTTTAGGCTGAGTATCCTAGGATTCAATTCAATCTTAAGCCTGAGTCAGCTTCTTGATTGCTGCGGATTGAACTACCTTGGAATCGAACCGCTCGACTGCAAGGAAAGAAGCGGCATTGGATGTAAAAAGGAAATCATCCGAACGACGAATGACAATTGGGCCTGCGTCGCGGATGTAGAATTTGGACATATCACCAAAAATACCGGTAATCAAACCGGTGGTAATGGCGCTGTTCATGTTGTTATTAACAATGACAGGATACCCAAGCAATTTAGGTGCAACGCTTTCTGCGTATCCTAAATTTCTTTGGATCAAATTCAAGCCGGTTGAATCCTGCAATTTAAGCAGATAAGTCCAAACGGTTTGATGGAACATAAACGAAGCCTGTGGTTGATAAGCAGCGTCGAGGCTATTTACCAAATCATAGATTTCATTGATCGTAATGGCTGTGGCGCTTGCAGTTGTCTTGCCTGGTGATGCACCAACGGTGACGCCTTGTGGCTGGCTGGATCCGGTGCCAGTGGCAAATGCCGCGGCTTCAGATCGGCCAAGCCTTTCGCCCAGAAGCTCACCAACAATTGCGCCCAAATCAAGGCCGGTGTCCTGGAGCAATTCCAGGGAACAATTGACCACAGATTTGTACGAATACGCGCCAAAGGTGATTTGCGCCAAAGTAAAATCGGTTTCGCTAGTGGCGGTGTTTTGTGCTACCAAAGCACCCGTATTGCTAGTGTCATCAACCGTTGGCATGGGCATGCTGTTTCCGCTTTCGGTGCGGATAACTCGAGCCACACCGCGCAGCGGATTAAATGCCAAGCGCCGTCGTTCCAGCTCTGCAAGGAATCCTTGCGGAACCATGAAGCCACCAGCAGAACCCGTTGTGGATTGGGCGCGTTGTTCTTCGGTCGGATGCGGATTGATGCAAATAGGACCATCAAGGTTTAACCCGCTGCGATGTGCCGCGGCGCGTTGTTCGTTGGTCGCTTCCTTGCCCAGACACCAGCCACGGAAAGCCATGGCGGAATCGCGGATAGATTGGCGGTCGTTATAGTCGCGAACAAACCCTGGCGCAGGATTTACCTTGCGGGTTTGGATCCGTTTGTTGTATTCGCTGCGCAGGTTGCCACTTGGCCTGGAGCTCATGTCCATTGCCGGTTCCAATTCTGCGGGAACCATTTCGGATTCCATGGCTGCGATGCGCGCATCCAATTCATCTACGCGAGCAATGAGTTCATCGAATTTTGCCACCTCTTCAGGTGTCATTTCCCGCTTTTCCGGACCATCGGTGACGGCCAGAATTTTAGCGGATTCATCCATAACCTGGGCGCGTTGTGCCCGCAAT